CAACTTTGTTTTGTGAGAGTGCCAATCGTTATTACAATGACGGTCGGCGCAATGCTCGCATTCGTGAAGTTTTGATGGAGGATCTTTTTAATTCATGTCATTTGTTTAGGAACATTGTGTACATGTGGTCTGGGTCATTGCCCTCTGGTCATGGGCTTACGACCAACTTTAATACTCACCAGAATTCCGTTGTTATTCGGGAAAATTGGTGTTTGAACCACCCAAAAGGAATTTTGGGTTTACCTGAGTTTCGTCAGCATGTAAATTTAGTAGTGTATGGTGATGATAATGAATTGAATATTTCCGACTATGCCATTAGTTTCTTTAATCAGCAGACAATAACTGCTATGATGCCTAAACTAGGGCATGTTTATACAGAGGAGTCTAAGAGTGGGCGTGTTTTCACCTCAAGGAAAATTACTGAGGTGACGGTTCTTAAGAGAGCGTTCCGCTATGATGATGAAGTCGGCGTCTATCTCGCACCCCTTGATCTTAAGGTCGTGCTAGATATCCCCTATTGGGTCCATAACCGTGACTGTGTTTATGAGATCACTAAAACAAATGTTGATCTCGTTCTCCAGGAACTTTCTCTACATTCCAGATCCGTGTTTGAGGAGTGGGTCCCAAAAATTGTAGCCGCGTCCAGAGAGCGGATAGGATATGTCCCAGCGACGGTCTCGTACGAGTTGAACCAGAAATTGGCTCGCTCGTCAGACCTGATCTGGTAGTCCCATGATCGTGTGACCCCCCGTGTAAATATCTTCGGGCTCAAAGGGGGGTGAGCAGTGCGTGGGATGGGAGGCGTGTCACTATTTAGTGTTACTACTCAGGATCTCGTGAGGGTAGTCCCCAAAATCCAGAGTACCCGGAGTGCAGTAGTCTTGTTTAAGTCGACGGATTACTAAGAAAATGACTTGCTGCAAGTACTTTACAAGAAGACCCAATAGCTAGAGAGGAAGTTGTACAAAATGTAACTTTCCATACAGATACTCCCTTGGTGACAAAGGAGATGCCTGGTATGGAGAGGTTGAATAATGGTTTGATGATGTCTTTGAAGGAGAATCGTGTCCATAGTGTGATTGATTTTTTGGAAAGGCCTCTTAGGATTGCTGATGGTTTATGGACGACGACGGATACTTTGGGAGAGGAGTTGTTATCGATGAATATTCCTGAAGATGTGGTCTCAGAGACTATGTACTCTGAGAAGATGCGTGGTTTCCTTGGTTTTCGAGCGACTGCTGTGATTAGGGTGTTGATTAATCCACAACCATTCCAGCAGGGGAGGCTATTATTACATTACTTTCCGCAAGGACAAATAAATATTAAGAGAAGGCAAGTGGCGAATGCTTCTCTTCCCTTACGCACCCAACTCCCCCGTGTTGAGTTGGATTGTGAGAGTGCCAATGAGGCTATCTTGGAGATGCCTTATGTGTCACCAACTACACATTACAATTTAATTGATGGGACCGGACCAATAGGTCGCTTCATGTTGTGTGTGTATTCGCCTTTACAGATAGGTCAGGGGACGGATGGTGTTAATTATTCCGTCTATATTTCGTTCAAAGATATTGATCTATCTTTCCCAACTGCCCCTTATAATGAAACTGCCTTGGCTTTACATAGGCAGGAACAACGTTTACGAGATATTGGGGTTCTAATGCCAAAGGATAAATTTAATCCTTCGGTGTGGACAGCCCAAGCTCGTGGAGTTTCGAAGAATGCGAGGAGAGGTAAGGAGGGTGAAGGCCCACAGGCTGCAGAGGAGAAATCCTTGGTAGGCGGTGGACCGATTTCGAATGCTTTATCTACTGTTAATAAAGTGGCTACAGTGTTTGGAAATGTTCCGCTACTTTCTGCGGTAGCAAAACCTGTCGCTTGGGCTACTGGTATAGGATCTAAAGTTGCGGCTGCTTTTGGGTGGTCGTCGCCTAGATGTACTGGGAGTGTTACCAAGATGTTAGGTGAACGGTTTTTCCAGATGCAGAATGTTAACAA